ATTTGAGGAAGACTATGGTTGGGATGAAACTGAATATTTAATTGGTGTAAAGGCCTCTATGGTAACAAAAATTGAACCATTATTTATTCCAGATCTTCAAAATAATAATTCTATGAATTCAGAAGTTGCAATGGCAATGTATGATTCATCAATTGGCAAAGCAAAGCCAAACTATGAAAATATTATTAAACCACGCAGTGGTGGTAGCAATCCATCAAATCCAAAACTTTATGCAAGAGTTGTACAGGCAGCAAAAGATAAGTTTGATGTTTATCCATCTGCCTATGCAAATGCTTGGGTAGTTGCTGAATATAAACGTCGTGGTGGAACATATAAGTCTGAAAAAGAATTAGGATCAGATAATTTTTGGAATGGATTTTTAAAATAATGCCAAAGAAAAAAGCACAATCATTTAATGCAACACAAATTAAGGACGGAAAGATTGTACGCATGAACAAAAACGGTACAATTAAATCTATTCTTGGTCCATATGAAGTAAAACATCCAAAGAAGGATAAATAATGGCAGATACATACTCTCCTAATGATGGAATGAAGGCCGCTGCAAGACGTGCCTTAAAGTATAAAGAAGATGGTAAAGCAACAGGTGCTGGAACTCCAGTAGGTTGGGGTAGAGCAACAGATATTGTAAATGGTGCATCCATGTCTCTTGATACAGTTAAAAGAATGTATTCGTTTTTTTCCCGTCACGAAGTAGATAAAAAAGGAAAAGATTTTGATAATGCAGAGAATCCATCTAATGGGAAGATCATGTGGTTAGCCTGGGGTGGAGATGCAGGGTTTGCTTGGAGTAGGGCAATAGTAAACAGAGAAAAAAGTAAGACAGAAAAACTATGGCAAGGAAGTCCATTTAGCATAAGGGGGAAATAAATTATGGAAGATTTAACAATTGAAGAAGTAAAACAGTTAGTTATATTTTATAAACAAAGGGCAACAGATCTGGAGTTTAACTTGTTACAAGCACAGTTAAAACTTACTAGGGTTTTGCCTACAGAGCCAGCATTAGAAAAAAATAATATTCCCAAAAAAAATAACTAAATAATTAGGAGAAACAATGGAGATTGCCTTAATTGTTGGCTTGACATTGGCTATGTTTTCCTCTATACTTATAATAATAGGTAAAAAAGAAAAAAAATCTTTTAATAAAACATTGTATCGTCAAAGTGATATGCACAATATGTTAAAAGAATTTTTCTTTAGAGATATTTTTGATAACGAGGCTGTTTCTTCCCAATCTAAAATTTGGAAAGATAAAAAAACAACCAAGTTTCTTATAATAGATCAAAAAGCATATTGGGTATCTAATAATATGTTCTATGTTGGTGATACAGATAATGGTCAAGTTAAACCAGAGACTGGAAAACCAATAGACATATCAACAATGTCTCAAAAAGAAGTAAATAAAATGTTATTCATCCTGGATAACTTAAATGGTGGGAGAAAAAATGATAGTGGCGGTGCAAGGAACTAACGAGTTTGATGACTACAACTTATTTCTTCGTGCAATGAGCGTTGCCCTATCGGGAATGAAAAGTGATGAAAAAGAATTTACAATTTATTCCGTTGGGCCTGTAAGAATTAATTCTTTTGTTTCAGAATTCTCAAACCTTTCAGAACGAGGCATGAAAGCCAGGGGTCGTAAAATAAAGTTTTATAAAGTTCCAGAATCTTGGGTTCAAGAAAATATGGAACAAATAAACTATTTTGCATTCTTAAGTAAACCAAAACAATCTGTATCAAAATTAGTCCATTCTGCAGAATTAAAAAATGTAGAAGTTGGAATATTCCGTTATTAATAGAAAGAGTATCATGATAATCAATTCATTAGCACATATGGAAAAAATTGTTTCAAAAAATAAAGAACTAGCATGGATAGGTTGGGATGTTGTAGAGCGTAAGAGGTCAGATCTTGCCAGAACATCGCCAAGCGGGGTACGTGTAAAAAATGCATGGTATCTACAAAAAACCTTTAACCTTAATCGTAATGGTTGGGATATTCCAAACAAATACGGTCAGTAAATGAAACAACATTTATGGAAAGATGAAGCAGCCTGCCTTGGCCTTGATACTAATATATTTTTTGATAAGTATGAAGAAGTCATTGATGTCCGTTCAATTGTAGACTCAATGTGCCAAAGATGTCCAGTATCAACAACATGTTTTGCTGTTGGTGTTTCTGGCAAAGAATATGGTGTTTGGGGTGGTGTATTTCTTGAATTAGGAAATATATCTAGAGAATTTAATAAACATAAAACAAAGCAAGATTGGGCTAATACATGGCAATCATTGACAATGGAGACATAATTGTACACAGATCAAATGCGTAGGGCTTTTCATTCTATTCTTCCTCCAAAGAACTTTAAGGTAGAGTTAATTGATAATGAACATTTTTTAACAATTAAATTAGATGAATATGTATTTGCAAAGATGGTTCATGATGACAAAATACAGGCATTACAATATGTATTAAATGCAAAAAAAGCATTAGAAATGGAAGGCGCAATAGTGTTAGTTACAAGAGAGGCTATTAAATGACAATCTTTATATCTATAGCATCTTTTCGTGATCCAGAACTTGAATGGACTATTAAAAGTGCTATTGACAATGCCAGCAATCCAGAAAACCTATACTTTGGTGTTATTTATCAGGGCTTGCCACTAGAAATGCCAAACTTTGACTCAGTTCCAAACTTATCTCTAGTAACTATGCACTCTAAAGAAGCCAGAGGTGCTGGGTATGCAAGAGCAAAAGCCATGGAACTATACTCCAATCAAGACTATTTCCTTCAAGTTGACTCACATACAAGGTTTCAAAAAGACTGGGACCTTATATCTATTGATCAACTAGAAAAGGCTAAAAATATTTCTGGTCACTCATCTGTCATTCTTTCATATTTCCCTGCTCCATATGAGCCAGAAAGTAATGGCGGTATGCATTTAATAAAAAAACATCCAAAGATAAAGTCATATCCAACTAGACAGAAAATAGCATTAAATAGAAAACATCAATGGACAGCAGAAAGAGTTGAGTTTGCAAATAGAATAAAAGAATATCCAGAAATATCAGAGACCGTTCTTGGTGGTTTTATGTTTTCTTATGGTGCAATGGTTAATGAACTTCCATACGATCCAGATCTAAGTTTCTTTGGTGAAGAAATTTGTTTTGCTATGAGGGCTTGGACTAGAGGCTGGGATATTTATTCTCCTGCAAAAAATATTGTTTATCATTTTTATTCTCGTGGTGGATACTATAAGATTTGGGGAGATAGAAATCTAAGAGGTTTATCTTGGAAAGAGTTAGAAGAAATATCATATAAGAAACAAAAAAGAATACTTTGTGGTGAAGAAGAGGGAATTTTTGGTGCTGGGAACATTAGATCTCTTGCAGAGTATGAGATCTTTACTAATACTAACTTTAAAGATTTTTATAGTTTGACAAAACTGTAGTATTAGGATATACTTAAAACATGTGGAGTGGGGATATGAAAGATATTTTTATTGTTGTTTTTATAACATTGTCAGTTTGCTTTGCATTGTCATATTTCTTAGTTTTAAGACAATCTGTTAAACTTAAAAAAGATATTGCAAAACTTTTTATTGAAAATACTTTGCTTCAAGAATATGTTGATTTAACAAAATCTATAAAAACAAAAGAAGACTCAGATGAATCAATACATAAAGAAAACTTTATTAAATTTCTTTCTGACTCACGGGATTGGGCTTTTTCATATATTGAAAATGTACAAAAAGGATTAACTAAGTTTGTTAATGATGTTGATGCAGATGTATCACATTTTGATGAATATGGAGAGGTACTATCTATGTCAAGGCCAGACTATCCTTCTATGAAAAATATTTCAAAAGCATATAAAGAATTAAAAACACTACTTCCAGAGGATGAAATAAAACAATGAAAGATATATTATTATCAATACTAACAGGTTTTGGATGTGGCATAATATTTGCTGCATTCAAATTGCCAGTACCAGCACCACCAGTTTTTGCGGGAGTCGCAGGAATTGTAGGGCTATGGGCTGGATATGCTATACTAATTAAAGTTCTATCCTAGGAGGAAAAATGAACACAGAACAATTAAAGGCATTACTTGCGTCATACGGACGTTCAGTCCTTGCATCAGGCCTTGCACTATACATGGCAGGAGTGACGGATCCAAAGGATCTTTGGACTGCACTTGTTGCAGCAATTGCACCCGTTGCAATTAGAGCAATCAATCCTAACGACAAGGCTTTTGGTCTATTGCCAGATGCTAAGGCCGTAGGCATGGCTCTGAAGGCTGCTAAGGCACCCGCTAAGAAGGTTGCTAAGAAAGCAGCACCAAAGAAGTAATATTTACTTACAGAATTGCCAGTCTAGAAATAGGCTGGCTTTTTTGTTTTAAGAGTTAATTATATTTATATATTTTTCTTTTAGTGATTCTCTTGAAAAATGTTCAAACCCCAACTCAAAGGCTTTTGTTTTTATTGCTTCTTTATCACTAACAATATAGTTATCAATAAGTTTAGCAAGTGATTTAGGATTAACTGACCAAACATTTACAGTTGCTTTAGCCTTAAACATATCAATTTTTTCAGCCTCTAGTGTCCATTCATCTGGCAATACAGTTGTGTTTGGAGAAACCCTAGGCATAAAGACTGGTAAACCACTCATTAATGCCTCATTCATTGGTAGACATAAACCAGCATACCTTCTAGGCAATACCATTGCATCATAACCAGAGTATAGATCCTGCCTGTTTACAACATTATCGGTTTGTATAATGATTCTTTCATCTGTTGATTTAATCTCTAACGGTGTTTGTGTTTTAATAACTAATTTATAATCTTCCCGTGAATAATTAAGCATCTTAATAACGGTTTCTGTTCCGTTACGATCCTTAACTGCTGCCTTGCCAGCAACATGAAGAATTCTTTTATGGTCTTGTGCATTTATATTTCTTACATCTTTAAATAACTCTGCGTCAGTCGGCGGCGGTAGATGAATAATTTCACATCTATCACCATATAAATTTTTAATATCATTTATATGCCAAGTACTTGGAGCCAATAATACATCGGGTAATGACCAGTCTTGATGTTGTAAATTACCTAAAAATTCATAGTTATATTGAAGAATAGTTTTTATACCAGCAAACCTAGCCATATCAATAAACTGTTGTGAGTAAAATGTTTCACAACTAATAACAACATCAAGGTTTTGTAAAAATGCTTTTATTTCCCCCTGTCTAGGAAATCCTCTGTCTGTCGTAATGCAGTTATAGCCTGCATACCACTCGGGATGCTGTTCATTTTGATTAAAAAAACTTGAGTTAATGAGTAAAATTTTGTCAGGGTTTAGCATATTTACCAGTTCTCTGGTTTGATTACCAAGGCCAGTATTATCAGATCTTGCTATAATTCCTAGTCTCATTCTTTATATCCCCAAAAATTATCATCTGTAGTAAATTTTTTATGACCATCACGACCATCTAAGTGATAAGATCTTTTAATGTTTATCTCAGGATGATAAATCCATAACTTATGTATATCCCATCCATTTTTATTAAAAATTCCATATGGCAAAATATCATCTTGAACTACTCCATGAAAAGTGTCTTCTATAAAAAAGAATTTGTCACATGATGGCAAAACAATATCTCTATAATAACTTCTTGTTGTTAGGTGTGGACGTTGGCTCCATTGAGCAGTCTTCAAGAACCCATCTTCTAAACCAAGCATTAAATGTTTGTGAGGTTCTGGAATGAAAGCCTCAAAATGAAAACGAATAGTATTTGCTTTGCCATATTCAATCATATCTAAACACTTTTCCCAATCAATGGGGTCAAGTGTAAGAGGAGCATCTCCCTCAATATAAAGAATCAATGATGTTTTTATTTCTGGCATTGTTAGTCTCATCATTCCTGTTTGGTGGATGTGACTTTCAAAAACCATTGGCAGAACATTTTTATATTCATGCAAACATTTCCACAAAATACGACTCTTATATTCATTATAGTCTGCTTTGCGGTGATTTTGTTCTCTTCTTAATCCATCAATCTGCATAATTATTTCATTATCTGGAAAATGAAATCTAATAGACTTAATTGTTTCATCAATGATGTCTGTATTTGGGTGAGATGGCAAGACAGAGGTTACTAAAACAATAGTTATATCTCTTTTATGCATTTAATTGCTCCATTATTTTAATACCCAGATCTCTTTTATATTTAATCCACCAAGAAACAACTCTATGCATATTGTTTGGATAATTTTCTAATAATTCTGGAAGAAGTTTTTCAATATTATTCCAATTGTCTACAGATTCAACAGGAAATTCAGGACCAAACATTTTAATATAAAATTTTGTTTCTGTCATTGATGGATCTAGTTTGTCTGCAATTGGAAGTGTCAATAATTCTATTGCCTCAAAAAATCTAAATGTATCTATTACTGCTGCCCCAGATGGGCAAGGAGCAATCTTTACACTTGCAAGTTTAGCATAATAATCTTTTGGTGTATCTCCTAGGGAAAATCCCTTTGTTGGTCCATAGAGTGAATTTTTTAGTTTTGGCATAATTAAGGATAATTCTTTTCTTCTTTGATGCGTTATCTGTCCCCCAAAATATACATCATACTCTTTTTCTTTATACTCTGGAACGTTATCTTTTAAGTGTTGTGGAACTCCAATTGGCATCTTGTTATATTGATCATGCTTTTCATGAGGGTATTGAATCCATATTTCAATATTAGAATGTCTAATTTTACTTACATCAAACCTAGCATTCTCGTCTCCATTAATAAATAAAACAACTCTAGAAAGTTTATTCAATTCATTAGATAACAATTCTTCATTGCCAGCAGTTTGTGGTCCAGGAATTACAACAAAGGCTTTATCACCTTTTGGAATTTCTGTAACCCTTATTTGATCTACTTCATGCTTATCAAATATTTCTTTTAATAATCCATAATCCCATTTGTCATTTGCATAGTTTTGTCCATCATGAGAATACAAGTATGCAGATATCAATTTAATACCTTCCAAAGTTTTTCTTCTACAACAATGTTATTGATTAGATCTTCATCTATTATTGTTTTATTAGAAAAAAAAGTTATTTGTGAGTTATATTTTTTTATTGCATTTATTTTATTTTTTGTAAAGTTAATAGAAATATTTTGTAGATTATGAATAGACTTAAACTTATTTAATCTTGATTGATATAGTTCTGGATATGCAATTTTATATGGAAGTTCTGCATAAATAAAATATGTTTTATTCAAAGACTCTATTAAATTAAGCAATGTCTCAGATAATAAGACATGATCTGGATGATGTATTCCTAGTGGAATATATATATTATCAAAATCTACAATTATAGATTTTATCCAATCTATTAAATCATTTTCATTTTGTTTTCCATAAACATCATCTAATAGATCACTATTAATAACCTTAGCATTTATCATGGCACATGCTTCATCGTGCTCTTGTCTTAATATGGTATGTTTTTTATATCCAACTTCATCTTTTGGTATACCAGCAAATGCTGATGCAATTGTAAAAACATCATTTGGGTTATCAATAATGTAATCACCTAAAGAAAAAATTGCATCATCTGTATGTGGACAAAAAATTAAATTACTCATAAAATAAATGTACCTCATGTTGATAATCTAAAAGAGTTTCATTATATCCTAATCCTTTTATCCATTGTCTAAGATCATGCAATGCTTCATTCCACTGCTGTAGCATAAACTCAGGGTGTCCAGATAACCAAATCTTTGGTTTATACTCTCTAAGCACCCTCTCAGCCCCTCCTAACACCCTCCATTCGCTACCCTCTACGTCTAATGAAATAGCAGTAGGTGGCTTAATCCCATGATCATAAACACAAGAGTCTATAGTTATCTGACCATATGTATCTCCTTCAAGATATAATTCTTTAAATCCATGTGCTGCTTCAATTACATTGTTAACTTCTGGTGGCCACTCATTATAATAAATTCGTGAAAGATTGTTTATCTTATCAGATGCAAATCCAGGAATACATACCATTGGAAGTTCTAGATTATTAGCAGACCAAGTTATAGGAAAGTGTGACCATACTTTAGGGTTTGGTTCAAACAATACAACTTCTGCACCCCACATTTGACATAGGGCTGGAAACTCTCCTTCTTCTGCACCAACATAGTAAACAACATCTCCTTTACCAATATTATTGTGCATTGATTTTAGCCTTAATTTTTCCCATCCATTAGGTTGGTACCAATCTGGTCTATCTGCACGATGTTTTGGAAGAATTATATCAAATTCACCATTAACTGTTGCTTTAATCATTTCTGTCATTTTATTGCCTCCATAAAATAGAATTCATGTTCTCTAGTATCAAGTTCATAAACTTTAGGGTTTAATAATGTAGTTTCTTTATATTTTACTTTTGTTATATTTTTAAATCCACTATCATGTAACTTATATTCTAATGCTTTATATGTTAATAAAGATTTTGATGTTGAGTACCATGTCAACCAAGCAGAAAACCGTCTATCTAAACTATCTTCAGAATTTGGGAAAAAGTTAATATTGTTATTTTTATATGCATCAAATCCAGAAAGTATATCTGGCAAACTAATTCTTACAATCCCTGAAGGTTTTAATACTCTTTTAAATTCTAATAATGTTGGTTTTATTTCATTATAAGATATTCCACATATCGTTGCATGTGAAACTAAAATATCACATGAATTATCTGGAATTAAATGTAAATTTTTGTGTTCTGTTTTATATTCAGGATCAATATCTATATTAGTCCAATCAGAAGGCTGAATGCTTCCACAACCAAAGTTTATATTCATTTTTGTATCCAATCCATTAAAGATATTTTTGCAGTCCAACCAGTTAAACTTTTAAACTTTTCGTTAGATGCAAGAGTTTCTTGTACTTCACCAATTCTTGACGGGATAAACTTAACATCATTTGAAATCATATTAGCAAGATCAAGTATACAGTGGTTACTTCCATACCCTATGTTATATACTTCACCAAAACCATGGGTTACTTCAGATGAAAGGATATTTGCTTCTACAATATCAGATATATGTGTAAAGTCTCTGCGCTGAGATCCATCTCCAACAACTGTTAATGGTTTTCCTTCGTGGTATTGCTTTAAAAATAAACCTATTACTGGTGCATACTGACCCTTTAATGGCTGCCTATCTCCATAAACATTAAAATATCTAAGTGATATAGTTTCAAGACCATAAAGATTGTAGTAAACTCTTGCAAGGTTTTCACCAAAGACTTTTGCAGCAGAGTATGGTGTTAGTGGATCAGATGCCTGAGTTTCTATATTTGGAAGTATTGCTTTCTTGCCATATGCAGAAGATGTACTAGAATAAATAAACTTCTTTACTTTTGCTAAGCGAGATAGTTCCAGTACATTAGCAGTTCCAACTGAGTTTGACTCAATAGATTTTTTAGGATTTAGGATTGCTGGTTGAATTCTTGCATCAGATGCAATATGGAAGACATAGTCAACTCCATTAAATAAATGCTCTATCTGGTCATAATCACATATATCATATTTATAATTATTTGCTTTTGAATTCCAATAAAATTGCTCATGACACTCTGCTGACTCATTATCTATACAGATAACATTATGACCAAGGTCTATAAGTTTATCAACAAGATTGGATCCAATAAATCCTGCTCCTCCAGTTACTAAACAATTCATTTAATGCCCAACTCTTCTAAGATTGCGGTCCATCTATGTACATATGTGTGTTCTTTCTTTGTACGGGTATGACCATTTACTCTAATTCTTTCTCTTACCAAAGAATTTTCAAGATACTGATCTATCTTATCTCTTAAATCATGAAAGTCTCCATGCTTATAGAATACAACTTCATCGGGTGCAAAGTATTGATCTAGCCCCTTAATTTCTGGGTAGATAGTAAACCCACCACGACCAGTACTTTCAAATAACCTATCGCTAGTATAGTAAGGATACTCAAAACCTATGTTAAGGCTATCTCCAACAGCAATCTTACTTTTAGCATAGACACGGTTTAATGCATCTCCACGAATAGTTCCAGTATCTCCATCTCCACCAACATGAAGAAATCTTTTGCCGTATGTCTTTCTTAAGAAGTCAATTAGTTCTGGGCGATACTTATGTTCATGGTGATATCTTTTGCTACCGACAAAAATAACATCATACTCAAAGCCTTGTGTATTATAGTCTGGGTGTATGTAACATTCCTTATCGTATACACCTGCAGGCATGAAGTGGCCTTTCACGTCGGTATTGTGATCAAACCAATCAGCCATAAGTTTATCTACAGTAAAGAAGTGACCAATAGTTCTATAGAAACTATCATGCTTAAGATCATTTTGTCTATCAAGGCCAAACCATAAGTCTAAGTGGTATGTCATAGTAATAATGCCAGTAGAGTTAAGTTTGTTAAGAACTTGATCCATTGTGATGTTTCCACTAGTTTCCCAGCCATGTGTGTGTACCCAGATAAATAGGTCAGAGTCTAATGCTTTTTCTAGGATGGTTTGTGTCTTAGCCTTACGCTCCTGCAGTTTTGTCACGGTATGGCCTAAAGACTCTAGACTACTAGCATGATGATTCTCACTACTATAAGACACTTCAAAATTACCTAAAAAAACTATGTTAGCCAACATTACCCCTTTGTTTTATCTATTATAGCATCAGTCCGTGCTGACGCTTCCATGTTCTTTTAGAGTGACAATTTGAACAGACAAGTTCACACTTTTCTATTTCTTTTAAAATACTACTTAAACTGGATGTATGAATAATTGAAGAAATTTTATCAATCTTTTTTGATGAATCCATATGGTCAAAATGCATAATATAGTATGGATAGAAAATATTACAATCTTTACACGGAGAAGATTCTTTTATTTCTCTAACTATGTTTTTACGTTTTTCTTTGCTATTTAAAGATCTTGAATATGTTAATTCTTTATTTTTTTTATACCAAGCACTCTGCGCTGCTTTTTGTTTTTCTGGATCTTTATATGGCATAGTTTAATTATATCATATAGATTTGAACCAAAGTCCCTAAGACAGGGATTGAACCTGCATGTATCCGTTAGCCTTTCAAGCGGGTAGAAACCGCAGGGCATACTTAGGGGTAGAGCGGGTGAGGGTTGAACTCACGATCTTCAGCATATAAGGCTGATGCCTTTACCACTTGGCTACCGCTCCGAACTTAGATAACTAATTGCTCTTTCTAATCTATCAACATTATCCTGGAATACACCAAGACCACGATTACAATTGTGGCATATATGTCCTCTAAAACTATTTGTTATGTGGTCATGATCTACTACCCAGATACTAGCATTTCCTCCAGTACCCTTGAGTTCTTGTTCATTTTTTAAACAAATAGGGCATATGTGATCTTCTTCTGGATATCCCCAAACCTTCCTTAGTTCTAGCCTTTGCTTTGCTAATTTGGAAGCACAAGACCTACACTCTGGCCTTAAATATTTCCCACCAGAAGATGGAGAGAAAAAGGACTTATCTAAGTTAAGCCCACATTTGCTACAAACCTTAATTTATTTGACCTTATAGGTCATAACAAAATAACATGCTACATACCCAGCAATAAATGCAGGGATTAAAACTAAAGCATTAATCATCTTCTTCCTCAAATTCTCTAAGGGCATTGTTATTATCATTACAATAATTACAATCACCGTGTTCTAATCTATTCCCGCAATAATTACAAAACATACTTCTCCTTATGTATCCATTCTATCAGGTTTGAAGGTTTATTGCAATAAAGTAATTAATATCCACCCGTGCACTCATTTCTTGTATGAAATAATCTAATCTTTGTCATAATTTTGCGGGATGGAGCAGACATATTATCCTTACAAGTTAAACACCTATAAGACCATTCTCTAATAAAAAAATCATGTACATACCCTTTATAATTAATATATTTTTTTGATACAAAAGTTTCAAATGGATCAGGGATCTCAAGATTAATCATGTTCCCTCATATGTCTAGATAATGATTCATGGGCAAAGATTCCCCAACGAAGTTCCCATTCTTTATTACAGGTTGGACAAATAAGTGTTCTACTCATCTTTTTCCCAATATGCTATGCCATCTTCATCATAGTCATCCCAATTCTGATTCTGTACATTTTCTTTTATCTTATCTAGTTCTTTCTTCCAGCCGTCCAAGTCTAGTTTATAGTATGTTCCCCAACGTTCATAAGGTTTATTGAGGTACTTCCACATTTTTGCGTGGTATTTATAAGCAAACTCCAATTTATCATCTTCATCGTAATCAAAACATTTAACTAAATGATTAACTGCATAGCCACCAAGAAAATTACCTATCCATCGTAATGGCCATATCTTAGTTCTTTGAATCTTTGTTGAATGATTCATCATTTTTAGGTACCCACACTTTCTTTCCATTTTTCCAAACAGGCCAATAGCCTAATGATCGCCAATCCATTTGGATTATCTTAGGTTCTTTCATTGTTCTCCCAAAGAATTAAACACTTAGTACACTGTATACCAAGTTCACGCATATACCAAGTATGGTTACATTCTTTTGGCATATGCACACCAAATTTTGTTATCGCTCATTGTTTGATGAGTTTCCCAGAATAGAGGATCTTTGTATGATATTTCACACTTTAAGCATTCGTTTTTATTCAAAGTCATTTTTGCTTTTAAACATGTTTGTCATGTAGTTATTTTCTCCCCTTGCAACTTTTGCTGCAAGCATACGCATACCTAATGCATTTAGTTGGTCATTATCTTCTCCCAAAGAAATATTTTCAATAGCCTTGGCAATCTCTTCTCGTAATGTCATTTCGTCTATGCTCATATATCCATTATACAGTTTGATAACAAGTTTGTCAAGTTTGTCTTTCTTTATGAGTAGGCCAATAATATAAACACTTTTCGCAGCATGGATCGGCGGTATTGAGTTGATACTCGGCATAGATAATAGAATCTTTCCTATAAAGATTAGCCCTATGGCTTTCTATAACACGAGAGATATGTTCTGGTTTTTGCCAAATAGGTTTATTTTTACCCCACATTTTTCCAAACCCCGCTTTTAAAATTTTTAGGTTTAATACATTGTTAACTGTCTTGATGCCACGAATGTCTGCCTCATTTACCATATGGTTGACATAGTTCATAAGATGGGTCTCTGAGCCCTTCCACATGAGCACTGCAGGGTGATTACGCCAAGCCCCTGACTCTGTTGCACCTGATAATACTTTGAGTATCTGATAGCCCTCTAGGATCTGTTTATTGAGTCGCTTATTATCTAGGGTTTGGGCAGAGAGTTTATAATCTTTATCTGGCAAAAAAGTTTGCATATACTAAGTCTACCAATTTTTGAACGGTATGTCAAGAATGTTCCTCACACACAGGCATAGATATATTTTCTACAGTAGTAAAGTTATATCTAGGCTTAGAGCATATATAGCATAGGCTCCATTGTTCTTTATTATTTAATTTTACTTTATTGAAATATTGTTGTTGAAGAGCCTGTGTTTCTTTTTTAGACAAAGACAATTAGATTGTCCAAAACTTCTTCATATCTGGTAAAGTTGCTGGATCTTTTGTAGGTATGCCTGCTTTAGCATATGCTGCTCTCATAGTAGGATTATTATCAATAGCAAGATTAACTGATCCTTTAAGTTTTAGACCTACTTCATATTTATATTTAGCGGTATCAGAACTAGAACCAGGATTCATAATAAGACGAGAGTACTTAACACCTGCTGCTCGTAATGCTTTAACTGTTTCTGACCTTTGAGATTCATTTCTTCCAGTTACAATTATTAATGAACCTGGAAGTGAATTTACATAATCAATTACTCTTTGAATAGGTTGTGTACCGTTACTTAGTAGTGTTCCATCAATATCTACTATTGTAGACATAATTATTAATTCATTGAAGGCTTAGTAACTGCCTTAAGTTGCCAATGCCATTTTTGATGTTGATCAATACGTTCTGCAAGGAAGTTTGCAACACCTTGTTCACGAGCCATATCAGCCACATCAAATGTATCTTTTAAAACTACTAAAACTGCATCATTTGATATAAGAAGATCGCCAGCCATTACTACAAAATCAGAATTAACATCAGTTTCTGCTACATTCTTTGATAGTTCTACAAAACGTGAAAGTTTAAATGGAGCATATGTATCTAAACGACGAAGGTTTTCTGCAAAGCCATCAATTGCTTCTTCATAATCATTATAAATCATTTCAAAAAAAGCATGTGCTTGAGGAAAATCATCTCCTTCAACATTCCAATGGTATCCATGTGCTTTAAACTTTAAGGCTACAGTATCTGCAAGAAGAGCCTTTAATAGTTCAATTAA